GTTGATCCACCCCCGATGTACTCGGGACGCTGTAAGCGAGCATCAGGAGAAATAACACCAAAATGTGAGCGTACAATTTCAGTATAACGAGTACCGCCACGAGCGTCACGTTCCAAAAGTTTTTGAATTTGGAAAGACTGACGTAATTGATTAATTGTTGCAGCAGTAGCTTGAGATAAATCGGCATATAATGAGGAAGCAAGATTACCTGCGTTAGCAGAAAGATTTAATTGTCCACTAGAACCATCAATTAAATGTCTATAAACACTATTACCATTTAATACGCTTAAATCTGTACCAAAAGTAATAACATCGGTTTTAATAGGAGCACTAGAGCCCAAAGGCAATGCTACAGATGCTCCTTTTTGTGGCCATGGCAATGCCGATGTAAAGTAATCTTTGCGTTTACCACGACGTAAAAGTACATAATCAGATGCATTATCTGGTCCATCACCTAAATCAACATGTACAGAATTTTGAAGGTTTTCGTCCCTAAACCATTCGTTATATATAAGATTGTACGCACGTGGCCAAAATGCACAGTGCGATACAGTATTACCTGCTCCTACTTGTCCTACAGTAGGCAAGCCCATGTAATCTTGTAAAGAACCTATTGCGTATCCACCAGCAGGTGATACTTGTTGGGGTACAACAAAAGAAATCGAACTACTTGGGTTCGCTTGTTGACCCATAAATTTTTGCCAATTGTTCCAAATTAATCTATTTGGTACAAAGAAAAAGAATGAATCTAAGTGTAAATTATCCATAATTGGATAAAGAGGTGTTGCAAGACGGGCAAATGCCGTCATATTTAGGCGAAATGTATCGCCTGGCAACACTTCGTCTACATATACAGGTACTAAGTAGCCGGCATCGAAAGTAGTTTTATGAGTTGACTGACAGTCAAATGAACTCCGAGGAATATCAGCCTTCGGAATCATAGTAAATTGGTGTACATCTACTGACTTATTACGATGCATGTTATCGAGCTCCTTTATTGTTCCGACCCAAAGATACTTCCTTTGAGTCGGTTTTATTTAAATCATTCCTTAGGAATTTTAACTTGTTTACCTAAAGATAGCAGTTTTGGTTGATCATGTAAAGCAAATAACCCTGTATTGTCATCAAATTCGCCAAACTCATATAAATCAAAGTCGTCAGGGTGATTATATAGCTGGTTTTCAGCATCAGCTCGATTAACTTCGTCGCTAAAGCTCCTTATTGCGACACCAACAGAGGGAACAAACATTGGTCGACCGTACGCATCCGCTGCCCGGTCTTTTACTGAACATAGTACTAATTTCATGAGGAATATCCTTAAGTGAGGTTACGTTTAAGTTTTTGAAGTTTTGCCTGAGTAACTTGTTCTTTTACAAGTAATCTCTCAGGGGTATTATCTTCATAATTAAGTTTAGCAGACTTTTCTCGGAAGTAAAGTAGTTCGTCAAATTCATATGGATTATCTATTTTATAGTTTTTATCATAATATTTTGGAGGTTTGACTTTTTTTCCACGAATTACCACGTAATCGTGAGGATACACATCGGAAGTGTATTTTTTATACCATTCGTAACCAATTCCAGGCTTAAGACTCATTTTCGTAAACTCGGGTTTACGTGTAGTTATTTCCCCTGTATCAGGGTCAATTTCTGTGTAATGTTCTGTAGCGTTTTTCCCTGTAACCTTTTTCATAATGTATCTAGCCACGTAGGCCGCGGATTCGAAAGTAACATCTCCAATGGAGGAATAACCAAATGGCCAGAGTAATTCAAGGTCTTTGGATCTATATAAGACACTATTAGCGGCAGTCCGTTTCCATAGTTTCTTATCATCGAAATCGAGTCCGAAGATACATGCGTGCCAATGCGGACGGCCAAGGTTTTCACCATATTCTCCAGCCATGTAATAACGTATTCTTCGTCCAGGATACCGTTTTCGTAATCTTTTAATAAAGAGCTGAAAGTCTCTATAGTGTAGTGATCGATCGCTTGGGATATGGTCATCATTGTAAGTGAGGGTTATAAAACAGTTTTGAGTATGCATTTGAGCTTCATGCATACATCTAATCGCCCACTGACGTGAGCGTTCTAGTCTGCAGCCAACACATTGGCCGCAGGGTAAATTTAAGGAGCGTGATATATCGTGTCTTTTCAATTCTGAAAAGACTATTGATCCATCAGTGCATTGGTATGCACTTATTGGGTGATAACAAGGCATGTGAGGTGCCTGGAGACTTTTTTAGAGCCTCCAGCCTCCACGTTGTGGGGCTTTTTGCATATTTGCAGATTTTGTTCGTTTAGCGTTCTTTCTAAAAGAACGTGCTGAACGACGTTTATTAACAGGTTTTCTATACATCATTTTTATAGCTCCTTTTATCGTACAGTTTTAGTTTTGGTGTCACCTAGCACAGTTACATCAAGTAAGGTAACTGTGCTACGGCTATTCAGCCGCCTTTTCAGGGGTGTTTTGAGCCACTTCTACGGCTTCGGCAGTGGCTTTATTGACCAAGCCAAGTTCCTCGGCTTCTGGTCTGTTTTCCGAATTTTCCAAAAATTCGATTAATTGGGCAGGATCGTTGTCGAACCTAGCCCGAATTTGGGCTGGTAAAGCCTCAAATTCATCTTGAGCCGCGATAACGCGGTTCAATGCGGTATGATAATCGCTAATACCGCTAAAATCGCCATAACGTGGCGATAATGGTTGTTCAGGCAATAAGCCTGTAATGTTAAATTTTTCAAGAATGGTATTAATATCACATTCTTCTTTGTAATGCTGCTGAGCCAGGGAGGCATCCTCACAATGCAACCCTGACTCATTTGACGCAGCATCTTTGTCATAATTGTAGGGTGTACGTAAAAAAATAGTATTTTTTGACATTTTTTATCTCCTGTTTGAAGTTGGTCTACTGTCAGGTTGGTAAGGTCTAAAAGGGTTAGATAACCCTTTTGACACTAAATTACCAACAGACGATGCACCTATGCCTACATCTCGGACTACAGGTGACAATCGTTCGGCGCCTTTAATATAAGCGCCTTTATTTCCTTCATATAATCTGCCAATTGCTTTAGATTCTGGCAATTCGGCAGTATGTTTGGCTGCTAAAGCAGAACTTTGCGCTGCCATAGCATTATTTTGATTAATCATTGATGTTACTTGATCTACATATCTCTGATGGCCAGGTAGTTGAGCTGACTTATTAGCACTCTCAACTAAAGCTAAATTTTGATTAGCTCTATTTAAATCTTCCTGGCTTGCATTTGTACTTGCTTGTGTAGATTTCAAGTTAATGTCAGCCATTGCATTTGCTGCTTGTGTTGCACTATTAGCTGCAGCGCCTAAAGCGCTTTGTGCAACTGCGGTTTGTCCGGTCGGTGTCGAAGCACCGCCTTGTGAATAAGCTAGCATGGGATTAAGCCCAGCAGCAATCATATCTGTTACAGCACGTTGGTAAGACGTGCCAGACATACGTTCCTGAAATGCCATCTGCTGTTGCGCCATTGCAGCATTAGCTTGGTTCGCTTGTTGTTGACCAAAAAACGAACCTAAACCAGCTGCTGCACCGCCTAATAAAGACCCTAGGCCTGGCGCAGAAGCAAACGCATTTGCTATGTTAGAAAACATTAAAAATGATCGATTAAGCCAGGTACGCTGTACATTGGCATTGGTCGTGCTTTTTTAACATCAAAAAAGCTATCAAAAATAAATTGTTGTCCGTTAGCTGCACTGCCCACCGCAACCACACGAGAAACCGGTGGTGTATCTTGTATAAACGTTGAGTTCAACGTAGGTACTGCGGTAAATTTTTGGGCAAGATGCCAGGCATCAATAGTTCCAGCAGCAGTAGAACGGAACAAACTTGAAATGCGGCTAGGATAATATCGGTATTCTGCCCAGCGTTCTTGATAGCCAAATACATCATTATCCCCAGAGCCACCTGTAACATATATCTCCTTATTTAAAACAGCTTGTTCGCCAAGTGTGGCAAAAGCTGGGAAATAGAAATCATATCGTGTTGAGCGACTCCACATACGCTGCAGTCCCTGCTGGTATGTAAGGTCCGCACGTACTGAAACCATGCCAATAATTACGCCATGTTCAGTACTTGAATAAGTAAAGCCATGATTGTGAGCCAAGGCAGTACCCATAGCAGCAAGTGTGCCCATAGGGGTAGTAGTTCCACTAGCATTAGTACCCGACGTCTGAGCGATCGGATTAATATTAATAGCGGTTGATCCACCCCCGATGTACTCGGGACGCTGTAAGCGAGCATCAGGAGAAATAACACCAAAATGTGAGCGTACAATTTCAGTATAACGAGTACCGCCACGAGCGTCACGTTCCAAAAGTTTTTGAA